GGCAAACAACTTACTCAAGCGCATCAGCAACAGGCCGCGCAACAGCAGGCCCAACAGCAAGCACAAGACCCAATGTTCCAGCTTCAACAGCAGGAGTTGCAGGTCAAGGCGCAAGAAGTACAGCGTAAAGCCGCTAAAGACCAGATGGATTTACAACTCCGTCAGGCAGAACAACAGCGGAAGACGCAGAAGGATATGGTCGATGCCGCAATGGAAGCGGAGAAAATCAAAATCGACCAGCAAGAAGTGGCAATCGATGCCCAGAAGGAAGGAGTCAAGTTGGCGGCGGATAAGCGTAAAGCCGAAAACGACCTCGATCTTGAACTCCTTAAATTAATGAACCAACAAAACAAGGGTTAACACATGGCAAAAACCGTCTTAGACGTGCTGAATGACAAAATCGACGAGCAAATCTCGTCAGCGACAGACTTTATGAAGTCTGGTGGGGCGAAAGACTACGCCCAGTATCGTGAGGTTTATGGCCTCATCCGAGGCTTAGAAGCGGCAAAAGGGCACGTTTCTGATCTTGTGCGTAGTCATCTAGAGGAGAATGACGATGAGTGAAGTAGAACAGGTTGAACTGACTGAAGAAGAACTGGAGCAACAACTGCCGAAACCTGCGGGGTACAGGCTACTCGTTGCAATGCCTGAGGCTGAACAGACTTTTGGCGACAGCGGCATCTTAAAAGCCGCAGAAACTGTCCACCACGACTCAATTATGTCGATGGTCGGACTGGTGCTCGACATGGGCGAGCAAGCCTACTCTGATAAAGACCGATTCCCGACAGGGGCTTGGTGCAAAGTGGGTGATTACGTGATGTTCCGTATGAATACGGGCACACGGTTTAAGGTTGGTGGAGTTGAGTATCGTCTGATGAATGATGACTCAATCGAAGCCGTTGTTAGTGATCCGCGTGGCATCACGCGTGCGTCTTGAGGTGTAAATAATGGGATTCCAAAAAGTTGAGTATGAATTTCCTGACGACGAGAAGAAAGATGATATCGAAGTTGAAGGGTCTAGTGCTGTCGAGATTGATTTATCCGGCAAACAACCCGAACCTGAGTCAGAGCCTGAGGCAACAGATGAACCTGTTGAATCTAAAGGCAACGACGATGAGGGTGACTATGAGATTGAAGTGGTTGACGACACGCCTAAGGCTGACCGCAATCGCAAGCCATCTGACCCACCTGCTGAAGTTACGGACGAAGAACTTGAAGAGTACTCTGAGAAAGTCCGTAAGCGGATTCAGCACTTCAGTAAGGGATATCACGACGAACGTCGCGAGAAAGAGAAGGCACTACGTGAGCGCCAAGAGTTAGAGCGTCTTACGCAACAACTTGTTGAAGAAAACAAGAAGCTCAAGGGCACAGTTGGTAAAAACCAAACAGCAATGCTTGAGCAAGCAAAACGTAATGCACAGACTGAGTTGGAATCAGCTAAAAAAGCATACAAAGACGCATATGAGTCTGGCGATGCAGATGCAGTTGTTGCCGCTCAAGAAACGCTAACAACCGCTAGGATTAAACTAGATCGAGTAAATAATTTTAAGGTGCCACCTTTACAGGAAGACAAGACTCCTGTAAAAAATGAGGTATCAGAACAACCCGCCCCAGCGGTTACACCTGATGAACGAGCTGTAAAGTGGGCTGAAAAGAACACTTGGTTCGGAACGGACGACGAAATGACAAGCTATGCGCTGGGGTTGCATAACAAGCTGGTCAAACAAGGTGTCGATCCGCAAACTACTGAGTACTACGAGACGATTGATTCTCGTATGCGTCATGTATTCCCCGATAACTTCGAGGGTAATGACTCAACACCAGAGGTTGAAAAGCCTAGGAAACAGTCAAATGTGGTTGCCCCCGCTACGCGGAGCACATCACCTAAGAAGGTGAAACTAACGCAAACACAGGTGGCTATTGCCAATCGGCTTGGAGTCCCGCTGGAGTTATACGCCAAAAAGGTTGCAGAAGAAATGAGGAAGTCAAATGGCTGAAAATCGCATTAATCGTGAGCAGACCACACGTGAAAAAACGACCCGTAAAAAGTCTTGGATGCGTCCAGAGGTGTTACCAACACCAAACCCCGAGGCCGGTTATGAATTTCACTGGGTACGCGTAAGCACGCAAGGGCAGAATGACGCCACCAATGTTTCCTCGAAACTCAGAGAAGGTTGGGAACCTGTAAAAGCAAGTGACCACCCAGAAATCACAATGGTAGCCGTTGAAAACGAGCGCTTTAAAGATAACGTTGTGATTGGCGGGTTGATGCTTTGTAAAGCCCCAGTTGAGCTGGTTGAAGAGCGCAATGATTATTACTCTCAGCAGAGTGATGCGCAGATCAAATCAGTAGACAACAACCTTATGAGAGAGAATGACCCTCGTATGCCGCTGTTTAATGAGCGCAAAACGAAGGTGTCTTTTGGTAACGGAACTTAATTAGGAGACCATCATGGCTTATCCGACTGTTTCAGCCCCTTATGGGCTAAAGCCTGTCAACTTGATTGGCGGTCAGGTATATGCTGGTTCTACTCGTCAGATTCCTATTGCTTCTGGTTATGCAACTTCAATCTTTAATGGTGACGTTGTAAAACTTTCTAGCGATGGAGTTCTGGTCAAGGAGACTGGTACTACGACTGCTACTCCAGTTGGTGTATTCGTGGGTGTGACTTACACAGACCCTGTTTTAAAGTACAAACTTTTTTCACAATACTACCCAGCTAACACTGTTGCATCTGACATTGTTGCCTATGTAGTTGACGATCCTGACGCGCTGTTCAAGGTAGCCCTTGTTTCTGGCACAACTGTGATCGCTGGCTATGGCCGCACTATTGTTGGTAACAACGTAGCATTGGTACAAAACGCTGGTGATGCAGACACAGGTAATTCTGCTGTTGCAGTTGACGGTTCTTCCGCGGCTACAACTGTTAGCTTGCCAATCCGCATTGTTGACGTTGTTCCTGAAACTGTTGATGACTCAGGTGATTTCACCGAAGTGATCGTTAAGTGGAACGCACCATACTTCACGTTGGCTGAAGGCACCCCGAACACGATTACGTTCGCTGGTGGTCATCAGTATATGAACCCACTTGGCGTATAAGGAGTGATGTAACATGGCAATTTCACGCGCCCAGCTACTAAAAGAACTCCTCCCCGGACTGAACGCTCTGTTCGGAATGGAGTACGCAAAATACGGTGAAGAGCACAAAGAAATCTTCGAGCAAGAATCTTCTGACCGCTCTTTTGAAGAAGAAACAAAGCTGTCTGGCTTCTCAGCCGCGCCTGTTAAAAACGAAGGCTCTGCCATCGAATACGACAACGCGCAGGAAGCATGGACTGCACGCTACACTCACGAAACAGTTGCAATGGGCTTCTCTATCACTGAAGAAGCTATTGAAGATAACTTGTATGACTCTTTGTCATCTCGTTATACGAAGGCACTGGCTCGTGCGATGGCGTACACCAAGCAAGTTAAGGCCGCTTCAATTTTGAACAACGCCTTTGCCGCTGGCACTACATACGGTGACGGGACGACTCTGTGTTCTACAGCGCACCCACTCGTATCTGGTGGTACTAACTCTAACCGTCCAACGGTTGCCGCTGACCTTAACGAGACTTCTTTGGAAGCCGCTGTTATTCAGATCAGCCAGTGGACAGACGAGCGCGGTTTGTTGATCGCCGCTAAGCCACGTAAGCTCATCATTCCACCTGCATTGCAATTCGTTGCAACTCGTTTGTTGGAAACTGAAGGCCGCGTAGGTACAGCAGACAACGATCTCAACGCACTTCGTAACAACGGCTCGATCCCAGAAGGTTATTCAGTCAACCACTATCTGACTGACACAAACGCTTGGTTCTTGCTGACTGACGTACCTAACGGTCTGAAGCACTTTGTTCGTTCGCCAATGCAGACATCTATGGATGCCGACTTTGACACGGGCAACAGCCGCTATAAGGCTCGTGAGCGTTATTCATTTGGTGTCTCTGACCCACTTGGAATCTTCGGTTCACCGGGTGCATAAGTAGTTTTTAAACTACACGAAGGGGGCCTTGCGCCCCCTTTTCTTTTTATATAGTATTAAGTTACTACCTGACAGTTCTATTGGGGAACTGACACTAGCCACGACAGGAGAGTGACATGGCTACAACGACTTTTTCTGGTCCTATTAAGGCCGGTACCGTGCGCGAAGGCGCGTCTGCAAATGTTGGTTTTGTTGTAATGGCGCAATCTGCTGTTATTGACATTATCGGGGCGGAATCACTTAACCAAGAAGTTGCTGTAATTCCAGCAAACTCCCAAATTATTGACGTTATTTTAAACGTAACCACTGAAAGCAACGACGGCACCGCGGCTACTGTATCTGTTGGTACGGAAGACGACGCCGATGCGTTTGTTCCTGCAACAAGCACACAAAGCACTGGTACGACTCGCGGTACGCTAGATACTGAAGCTACTGACGTTGGCTCATCCGATTTGACTGTGGTAGCTGATTTTTCTGCTACAGATGAAGATGGTGACCAAGGCGCGGCTACAGTTACAGTAATGTATATCCAGAACAACAACCGTTGGGTCCGACACGAACTTTTACGTCGAGTCGGTTACCCCTACTGGTGCTGGGGCACTAACATTAGCAAACACCAGACCCGGACTTAACGGTATCGGCTATCAGGTTATTGTGACGTGTGCGGGCAACGATGCAGGGCGTACCTTTACGGTAGTTGGCCTTGGGATGGACGGAAACGTATTGACCGAAGAAATCAGTGGGGCGGATGCTGGAGCTACAACAGGTTCAAGCTACTTTGCTGAAATCACATCCATTTCGGTTGATGACGCTACGGACGGAGCAGTAACTATAGGTTACGGCGGGAACCTTGCCTTACCAAAGACACGGGTTAAATACGTTTACTTTGTATCAAGTGCTTCTGCGGGTACGGTGACACTGACACGAAATAGCGACTCTGCTGTAATCCTAAATATCCCCACCCCAGCAACTGCAAATACGACAGATGGCATATTGATGCCCGGGGATGGTATATCGACAGCGTATGTACCCGCAGATTATTCAGTAGTTACGTTGTCTAATGTGACTGCAACAACGTTTATCTGCGGATAAGACGATGCGGTGCTATTACAAAAAAGGCGGCTCGGTTGGTAAGAAATCGGCGGCATGGCAACGCAAGGAAGGTAAGAGTGAGTCTGGTGGGCTGAATAAAAAGGGCGTTGAGAGTTACCGTAAGGAAAACCCCGGTAGCAAACTCAAGACAGCCGTGACTACGAAGCCCAGTAAACTCAAGAAAGGTTCCAAGGCCGCGAAGCGTCGTAAGTCGTTTTGTGCCCGTATGGAAGGCATGAAGAAAAAGAACACAGGTTCTAAGGCGGCAAAAGACCCAAATAGCCGTATCAATAAGAGCCTGCGGAAGTGGAATTGCTGATGCCTGCTAAGAGCGCAAAACAAGAGCGTTTTATGCAAGCGGTGGCAAACAATCCAAAGTTTGCAAAAGAAGTTGGTGTCCCACAAAGTGTGGGCAAAGAATTTACGAAAGCTGGAGGTGGTACCGTGCAACGTCCCCAAATGAACAAAGAAATGCTTAACCGCAAGAGTGATATGAAGCGCAAGATGAGTGGCCGTAGCGGCAAGTCTGCGGAGTTTGAAACTGAAAAAGGTCGCCGCATGAGTGAAGACATGAAGCGTCAGATGAAGATGCGGGCAAAAACTGGCGCGTCAGATGAAGATGCGGGCAAAAACTGGCGACAACGCGCCTATGGAGCCGACTGAAATGAAGAAAGGCGGTATGGCTAAGAAAGGCTATAAAGCTGGCGGTAAGCTGGATATGGTCGAGAAGGATGGTAAGAAAGTACCGTTCTACGCGGCTGACGGCAAAGGCAAAATGAAGAAAGGCGGCAAGGTTTCTGAAGCTAAGAAAGAAGCTAAGAAAGCTGTCAAGAAGCACGAAGATACAATGCACAAGGGCACTAAGAAGATGGCGTCTGGTGGTAAGGTTCGCGGTGCAGGCATGGCTAAAAAGGGCGTGCGTCCTTGTAAGATGCGGTAATGAGAGCGTATTACAAGAAAGGCGGTTCGGTGAAGGATGCGTGTTACCACAAGGTAAAGTCGCAGTATAAGGTCTTCCCGTCCGCTTATGCTTCGGGAGCCATCGCAAAATGCCGAAAGAAAAAGGCCGGTAAAAAGTAATGGCTGTCCGTAAAACCGCAAAAGGAGCCGCGCTAAAACGTTGGTTCAAGGAAGATTGGAAAGACGTACGTACGGGGAAGTCATGCGGTCGAAAGGAAGGGGAAAAAAGAGGCACGCCATATTGCCGCCCTACCAAAAAGGTGTCGAGCAAGACGCCAAAGACCGCATCAGAGATGACAGCGGCGGAGAAAAAGAAACGCGTAGCCCAGAAGAAACGTCTGGGGCAACCGGCGGGGAAACCCAAACGGGTAGCACCACTTAAAAGGAAGAAATGATGGCGACATCAGGTACTACAGACTTCAACATGGACTTCACGGAGATCGCTGAAGAAGCGTGGGAACGTGCTGGCCGTGAGATGCGTTCTGGGTACGATCTTCGCACCGCGCGTCGTTCGATGAACTTGATGACGATTGAGTGGCAGAACCGTGGGATTAACTTGTGGACGATTGATGAGGGCATCATCAATTTAACGCAGGGTACAGGACAGTACGATCTGCCAGCAGACACAATTGATTTGCTTGAACAGGTAATCCGTACCAACGCAGGCAATGCCGCAACACAATCCGATCTCACCATAAGTCGTATTAGTGTGAGTACTTACGCGTCAATCCCTAACAAGTTAACACAAGGTCGTCCGATCCAAGTTTGGATTGAGCGGTTACGTGATAACCCCCGTAT